TCGCCAGCCGCTCCCGCAGATCGGCCTCGTAGAGCACCACCTGCGCCGCCACATCCTCCGCTCCATGCGCCGCTAACGCCGCGACTTGTTCCTCCAGCGCCGTCAACCGCGCCCTCACCGCCGCCATCTGCCCCTGTACATTTGGATCCATCTGCTTATCCGCTTCCTATCCGTTGCTTAGCCGATGATCGTCACCCGTAGCTCATTCGTTGCTGGCGCCACCGCGAACTTCATCGTCAGTGTGTTCGCATCCGTCACCTCGGCATCAGTGATGATCTCCGCATACGGCGTACTGGCCTGGCGGATTTTCCACACGATGTCAGATGTGTTCAGGCTGTGCGTCACCGCAATCGTCGTGCTCGACCCGTTGCCGATGTTTGCATAGAACTTATCGCTCCCCACCAGCTCGATGACCGGCGCCACCGTCAGCGCCACCACCTCCGGCGCCACCGTCAGCGCCACCCGCTGCTCCTGCACAATCACCGTCGGCTCGCTCACCGCGTCACCTCCGGCGACAACTTCACCACGCCTTGCAGCAGCCGATAGACCGTCGCATCCGCCAACGTCACCTCCAGATCGTACACCGCGCGCGGGAAGTCTAGCTCTTGCGTCGCCTCCGCCGCGATGACCATGGCGATCGTCGCTTGCTCGCTGCTCTCGACCACAATGGTCAATCCGTCATCAGGCGTCGCCAACGCGATTAGTGGCTCCTCGGCGCCCACCGTGGCCCGGATTTGCAGAGCCGCGCTCGCGCCGGTCAAATCCAGCCCCGTCACCGCCACGGCCAATTGGAACGTTGCGCCCTGTTCGATCAGCAGATTATACTGTCCCGCGGCCATCCGTCTGCCCCGTCTCCTGGTCTACTTCCGGCAGAAAAGCGCCTGAAACGTCAACGAGCTGCTCGTATTGATCGTCCACTCCGCCCGCACGTAGCGATACACACTGCCGCTCACCTCCACCCGCTGCGCCTCAACGGCTGTCGAAGCCGCAAAGGTAATCAGGTCTACGTACGTCATGTTATCCATCGAATGGCAGAGCCTCACCATCCCGCCTGTGCCGGTCACGACTGTAACCTGCAGATACCCTGCCGCGCCGTTGCTGCTCGTTGCCGCCGCCGCTATCCAAGAGCTGTTTCCCCACGTCGTCCGCTGCGCCAGCGCGTGCGCCACCAATCCCCGCTCGCGCCCCGTCCGGCTCTGCGCCGTCGCCGTGCTCTTCGCCAGCCCCGTCGCCGGCGTCGCCACGTTATACCCCGTCTCGTCGCTCAGCAGCCCGTAACCGACGTTAACGAACCCGTCCCCCTGCGGCAGCCAGGTGAAAATCGTCCCGCCCGCCGCCCGCAGCGCCGCCGCCAACACCTGATCAACCGCGTTCGCGCCGCCGTCGAACAGCCCGTCCAGATTCAGCGTCGCATCGGCCAGCCCCGGCAGCGCCACCTTCGCCGTCTTGCCCAGCGTCGTCGCATCCTCGGCCGTCACCGTCGCCGCGCTCGCCACATTCTGCAAGTACGCCGTCAGATCGTACCCATTGGCCCACAACTTCGCCAACGTTCCATGCCCGAAACTCATCGCATCTTCTCCCTATCTCCCTCCCCTGTCGCAACGGCGACCACAGGAAGGGGTTGGGGTGGGGGTTCCTCCTCGATCCACCCCTCCGCCAATAGCCACGCCACGCTCGCCTGGGGCAAATCACTCACCACCTCCCCTGCCTCCGCGCGCCGCCCCGGCGGATAACTCAACCCCACCCGCGCCCGATAGGCCGCCGCCTGCGTTCCTTTCCCCATTCGTTGCCCTATCCGTTGCCTCATGCCGGCACGACCTCAATCTGATACAACCCGCCGAGGTGCTGATACACCCCTTCTTCGGTCAACTCGTCATACTCCACATCGCTAACTCGCCGCAGATAGACGTTGCGCCAATCATCCCCCTCGATACTGAGGGGATTGTCCTGCAACAGACCCCACAACAGTTCATCTGCTTGATGCGCCAGGGCGCCATTCGAATACCCACGGCCCACGAACTTCACCTGGTAGACCAACGTCCAGCCAGCTAGCTCACTTTGCGTAAACTCAGGTATACCGCTTTGACGAGCGTAGATCACACAGGGGAATGTACCGTTCGGGGGCGCCAGGCGGCGATAGGCCGGATAGCTCACACCAGCAGCCAGACGCTCATAGAGCGCCTCTTCGACCAGGTGCACCACATTCATGCCGTCTCCAACACTTTAGCGATAGCCGCCGCATGGGCGTCCCGTTCAGCCGTCGCGGCCGGCTCCATGAATGGCCGGGCGGCCATCCGGCTGCTGCCGAACTCCAGGATCACCGCCGTCTGCAGATTGCTGAAGACGATCCCCTCGGTCGGCCCCACCATCTCGCTGCGCACCGAATTGACCAACGCGCCCGTATCAATCGCCGGCGCCTCGCCCGGCGCGCTCGCCCGATGAAACTTGTAACCGATGACCTGGCCTTTGTCCGCCTTGCGCCGTGAGCGGATCGCCCCCCGCCGATACGTCCGGCCGTGCTTCGCGCCGCTCATGCTCGCCTTAGCCCGCGCCTCGATCCGGTGGATCGTCGCATTCACCACCGCGCCCACCCTGGGTTGGAGCGCCGCCGTGATCTGCGGCAAGCGGTTGAAGACGGTCTGACAACCGCTCATTCAGGGACTTCATAACGGGCGCCAAGCCGCCGTTGCCGCGCTGCATATTGCTGCGCGCCCAACAGCCGTTCCAGATAGGCGATCAGCGCATCCGCGATGCGCAACCCCAGCAATGCGACCGCTTCCCGGCCGCCGGGCGTCAACAGCGCCAGGGCCAGGCCCAACAGCGCCACGGCCCTCGCCGCATACAAAGCCGCTTGAGCGAAGGTTATCGTCATGGCAACACCTCACTGGCTACCACTCGCCGCGCCGTCTCGAAACTGCCGGGCGCCAACACGCCCACCACCACAAACGTGCGACTGCCCACACGCACCTGATCGCTGCGACGCACATCTGTTCCCGCTGGCAGCGTGATCGCCCACGCCTGTACACCCACCACCTGTTCGGCCAACAGGCGCGCCTGGGGCGACCCGCCCGCTGGCGCCACCCGACAGGCGACCGCATTGCCAACCTGGTACGGCGTGCCCGGTAACGCGCCGCCCGCCGCGCCCGCGGCGACATCCTCCCGCCAGATCGTCGCGCTGTCTGGCAAGGCCGCCGTCGCACACGTTCGCATGGCTCCCAGCTCAGTCGGCGTCAACATTCTCGCCGCTCCGCTCCTGCCACACCCGGATCGGCCCCACCACGACCGCGCTGGTCACGATCCGCCGGGCATACATCTGCGCCTGCGCCTGGCAGTGGGCCACCGCCTGGCTACGCTGAAACGCCGCGCCATCGGCGCTGAAATCGAAGTGACTGGCCGCCAGCTTCGCCGCCTTCCACCGCCAGCCCTCGGCCGCGCCCCGGTTCAGATCCCATGTCGGCGTCCAATCCGCGTCGCTCGGCGCCAGCCCTAGGCTATCCACCAGCGCGCTCATACTCAGCAGCGCCTGCAGCTCCTGCGCATCCAGGCCCGGCTCAGTATCCGCGCCAGTCAGCAACATCAGCCGCGCTAATGCCTGGTCACGCGTCATCGTGTCACCAACTACACCCTGATGTATTCGATGTATGCGTTGCCTACCATGCCCGCGGTGGTCGCGCTGGCCGTGATCACCAGGTAATAGCCCGTCAGCCACTTGACCGCACTCTTGCCGTTCGTGCCCTGGTTTTCGATGTTGTCATACGTGCCGGCCGTCGCCACCGACAACCCGTCGATCAGGGTGTCGTTGGAATTTGCGCCATCATCGTCAACGCCAGCGTCCACCGTCGCCGCGCCAGACGATGCTGTCGTGATGTCGAGCACCAGCCGGGTGATGATCAGATCCGCCGCTTCGGGATTCTGCAACTTCAACACGCCGCCGGCTGTCGTGCCGGTAGCCGCCGTCAACGCGATCTTGTACGCGCCATTCAGTTCAGCCATGTCTGATCTCCTTTGCGACCTCAGCCTCAGCCTGATCTACGGCACCAACGCCGCAAACGCACACCGGCTCGCCGCGGTCCCCTGCATCCGGTTGATCGGATTCGGCAACGCGAAGCCCAACCGCATCACTGCACGCAGCGCCACCATGTCCTGCTGGAACAGGTTGTAGACGATGTTGCCGCTGCCGTCCTGGATCACCGCTTCCCGTGCGATGGTATAGGTGATGTCCTGACGCATGGCGTAGACCAGTTGCGTCCAGTCGCCCGCCAGCAACAGCAACGAGGCCGCCGCGATCGCCCCGTTGGTGGGGAACTCGCACGGCGCGCCGTCGAGCAGATAGCGCCCCGGCTCTTGCATGGAGGGCACGAACATCGGCGCGCCAGCCGCTATCATCGTCGTGCCGCTGTAGACCTTCTCGCGCAGCCCGCGCAGCCGGCTCTTCATCACCATCGCCGCAATGTTGCCGCTCACCAGGAAGCCGTCCGCCTCGACCAGGTGATAGACCCCGTTCTCGCCCAGCACCATGTCGAAGACATCCTGCCCGGCCGCCTACTGCGACGAGGAG